TTAACAACCATATCCTCTTTATTATCAGTAAAAAAAATAGTATAATCTTTTTTCTTATCTTGACGAAGATTATACATATGAGTTTTTACTTCTTCTTTAATGGTTTTTTTTAATGTATCGCGATCACGTAAGTTGTAGGTATGCTTGGAATTTTGCATTTACTAATTTAAGGGTTAATTCTTTAAGTTGTTTTCTTCTTTACTACACGCTTCTTTTTAGTAGGAGGTTCTTCTGAAGGGGTTTCATCAGGTGATGGTGTAATAACTTTTTCTTCGGGTTTTACATCAGGGCTTTTTTCTACAAAATCTTCATCTACATCTGGTTCAACATCGGAGTCATCGACCGCCTCAGCTGGAACATCTTCTTGCTGTTTTTCAAGCTTATCTTTTTCTACAGGATCGAGACTGATGTGGCACTTACCTTTTAGACTAGCCCTGGGTTTTACGACCGCCTGGAACAACCGCCAAGTTACACCAAATTTTCCATTAGCAAACCAAATACCACCACACTGAATTACAACTGCAACATTAGTAGCCTTGGGAATAAGTGTAACAGGAGAAACACTATCATCTTCATCGTTAGGAAATAGTTGTTTTTGGTTAGTATCATAAACTTCTACATCAAAACCATTGTCGCTCCAGTAAGGAATTTTAATTTTAAGACCAGGGGCTCTGCTGTAATCAGGCTCACCTTCATTAGCATGACCCTTAGGATATTTAGGATATTTAACCATAGGGGTATAAAGTGCTTCGATAACTTCTTCTGTCATTTTAGGTTTATTAAACCAATCCTTAGAATTATCCATTGCAGCCTTCTTAATATACTTTTCCAATGAAGTCATATTTTTAAGAAAGTCTGTTGTAGCTTCACTCTGATAATCTTCATTTGGAAATTGTAGGGTCATATCATAACTTTCCCTAGATCCTTCATTTTCCCACTTAGAAACACCCCAGGTAAGCATAAGTGGTGTGGACAAATGGAGATTGCGTTTAATATGAGAATTGTAAATTGGTACATTTTTTCCACCAGAGTTATTAACTTTTACTTTTCCAAGTGATACATCAGTATCAACATTAAGGTTCTTGCCTTCAATAATGGGTTGTTCGTTGTAGCTCGACATCTTGATATATTTATTTATATGAGTTTTCTTTATTTCAATTTATTTTAAAAATAAAAAGTAATGTAAATGTTTTGTAGTATAATCGCAAAAATAGCTTTAAACTATTATGTAAGCATATATATAATGAGTGTAAATAGCAAAAACTCTTTAGAAAATATATTAACGAAAAGACTAAATATACCAGAAATTAACAAAGTAAAATCACAAAAAGTTTTTAAAAAAGATTTTGTTGTACCTAAATATAGTGAATATGAAAATTTAATTATCTATGATTACAAAGTAACACAGTTAAGGTTGATATGTAATGAATATGGTATTTTAAAGAAAGGGAACAAAGAAGAATTAATAAATAAGATATATAGATATCTGTATTTTTCGCATAATATAATAAATGTTCAAAAAATGTGTAGAAAACATATAGTAAAACTATACTATAATTCACATGGACCAGGTTATAAAAATATTAAATTATGTGTAAATGAAACAGATTTTTTGACACTTGAACCATTAAAAGATATACCATCAGCACAATTTTTCAGCTTTAAAGAGAATGATGGTATAATCTATGGATATAACATATCATCATTATATGAATATATATTTAAAAAAAACAATGATTTGAATCCTTATACCAGAAGTAAGATAACAAATGAACTTAAGATAGAACTTAAAAAAATAATTAAGTTGAGCAAAATATTAAAAATTAATATTCAAACAAAAATAAAAGAGGAAATAATATCACCTAAAAAAACATTTGAATTAAAAGTAGCTTCAATATTTAACGACATAGATGAGTTAGGTAATTACACAAATTATTTATGGTTTTATAATTTAGATAAAATGCAATTAATAAGATATGTTAGAGAATTATATGATATTTGGACATATAGACTTCAATTGGATAATGATACAAAATACAAAATATGTTCCAGAGGAAACCCATTTCGTAATTTAAATTTATATAATATTTTAAACTATGATGTTTTTTTTCTTAAAAAAGTAACTTTAAATGTAATTAACGATTTTGTAAATACTGGACATGATAATGATTACAAATCATTAGGAGCTATTTATGTTTTAACTGCATTAACTATAGTTTCTCAAGATGCCGCCACAGCTATGCCGTGGCTTTATCAGTCCGTATTACCATAATAATATATATAATGCTGTAAATTACTTAAAAACGAATTAGATAGATAGTGTATATGCCTCAGAAGAAGCAAATCGAAACCGACACCAAGCCAAAGGGCAAAGTAGCAGCCAAAAAAAATATGCCGAAAAGTGAAACAGCTAAAAGTGTAGCTCCCGCCCCTGCTCCTGTCCCTGTTCCCGCTCCCGCCCCTGTTGTAGAAACCAAGAAAGAAGAAATGGTCGTAGATGTAGAAGACACCACCACAATGAGTGCCAGCGATACCACTATTAAAGAGTTTTCGGAATTTCAGGCCAGACTCAGCAATATTCGCACAAGTTTATCTAATCTACTCCAGGACTTCAAGACCCTCCAGAAGAAAACAGAGCGTGAACTCAAAAACGCTCAAAAAGTAGGTTCCAAGCGTAAGCGCAAGACTGGTGCTCGTCAGCCAAGTGGTTTTGTAAAGCCCACTCTTATTAGCAATGAACTAGCTGATTTTCTGGGAAAAGATCATGGTTCCGAGCTAGCCCGTACCGAAGTTACACGTGAAATCAATGCCTACATTCGCGCCAACAAACTTCAGGATCCGGCGAATGGTCGCAAAATTAATCCTGATAACAAACTAAAAAAGTTACTTGCAATCAAACCTGATGATGAACTAACATACTTCAATCTTCAGAGATATATGAGCCCTCATTTCCAGAAGCTAGGACAGCCAGCTCTTAATGCTACTGCTTAAATAAATATAAAATTATAAGTTTTAAGAAAATTTATTAATTCATCTTTATTGATATTTTTGCATTTTATATCAACATCAATATCAAATACTTTTTGTAATTTAAATTTATCACATAGTTTTATCAATTTTTGATAATCTATATTATAACTTTTAGACAATAACCAATTATAAAAATCTTCATATTTATTAGTTTTTTTATATAAGTGATAATAATAAATAAATCCTTTATTATTATCGTTATAATCATTATCTGATATAACACATAGTTGTAGAAAGTTTTTTTTTGATATATTTATTATTTTTAATATTGTGTTTAGATCATACTTAATTACAGATTGATTATTAAGATCTAATCCTTTATAAACTTTACTACATCCATAAACAAATAAATCTGTATCCTCACTTAAACAACCATCCACATAATTCTTAATCACAAGCCATGCACATAATTCATCCGCCTCACAAGGTGCATCTATATATGTTTCACCCATAAGATTAATAAGTTTTTTTACTTCATTGAACATATTTCTAGAAACATATGTAAATTTTTTTTTTAAGTTTATCATCATTTTACATTTAGGATCGTTTTCTAAAATAAGATTATTATATTTTTCTTCTGCCATTAATTTTTCATTTCTTCTTTTATTAATAGTTTCGACTTTGTCTATGTCTATCTTACCATCAAAAACAAATATGGGTTTAATGTTATAATATTTAAACAAAGATATCATAAAATAGAACTGTTCAATTAGCTGATTATTTTCAACAAATTTATACATATAGATATTTGTATCAACTGCCAGTATTTTACCATCCAATTCAGATAAGTGATTTTTTGTAATACTTTTCTTGCAATTTTTATTTATAAATTTATTTAAACATCTTACTCCCATTATAAATTTAGTCTAGTAATTATCTAAGCTTCAATTTATTTAGATTAATTCTAAAATTGTCATTCTTAGATTATCATCTTCACTAGTTTTAAATACATTAGGTTTTTTCATAGATGATAACAAATCCTTTGATTTATAGTTTTTTTTAATATATTCTTCAAATTTACTTATATTTTCTAAATTCATTTTAACTATATTTAAGTTATTATTTTTACACCAAATTATAAACTTTACCGGATCATTCATTAATATACAAGTTAAAATATAGTAACTAAAAACATTAGTTCTTTCTTTGTATAATTTTCGTTTCATTAAATGGATATCTTTTTTACCTATTAAATCATGGTATGATAATCCCATAAATTTTAATACTTTATTACATTGATTTATAGAAAAGTGTTTCTCAACATCCATAAAATATGTTGATAACATCTTAAATTCATCATAACCTTTATCAATTGTTAAATTAAATGATATAAAATATATGTTAAAAATTCTAGCCCAAAATTCTACATATGTTTCTGCTAAACTAATTTCTGTATCTATTGGAAAAATAGAATTTAAATTATGATTTTCTACCCCAAAATCTAAACCTAAATAATGTATAGATTCATGTATCAGTACTTTAAACCATTCTTCTTTTCTGTATATAGTTATATTACCTAGATCACACCTTGTCGTATATCCAGTATTTACATTAAAAGGTTCTAAAACATGAATTGACGATTCGGGTAATCTTTTCTTAAAATCAGTTAAATATAATATTACTGAAATAGTATTATAACATTCTTTATTGCTATAATTAACTATAAATACAAACCAAATTATAATTAATTTTATATAATTTCTTATATTGTCTAAGTTATTTAATTCATCTTCTTCTAAATATATTTTTATATCAATACTGAATTTATCATCTACTTTTTTAGAATACTTAAAAAGATAATAATCAGTTATATCAATATAGTCTTTTATTTGAGATGGTAACCACATTGATGAATTTAAATTTGCTTTTTCTAATATTAAACCATTATTAACATTAAAAAAACATGTTTTATCAACTTTATCCTTGCTTTGCTTTATTTCATTGTAAAATTTCTTTAGAATAGGATTATATTTTTTGCTTATTTCATAGTATGGTTTATAATCAACAAACTTTATGTTCTCTTTTGTAAATTCTGATAAATTCATATTATATATTTGTAATCATATTTTTACATTGATTATAAATATATTATTTAATTAAGTCGCTTCTTATCTTCATTAGATTTGTAAATTCTACAGGTTCCGAACCTCTTTGGAAATGCATAAGTCTAGCATTTTTTGTAGCTACTAACATTCTTTTTAATTCACTTGATTGCATAAATTTTGCGAGCTGTGCTCTATTCATTTCTTCAATGTTTCTATCTGTAGTAAAGAAATCATCATCTAATTTGATATCAGGTGGTCTTATCTGTTTATTCTTAAATTTACCTGATTTACCACCTGCACCCTTAGCCATTACAGGATCTTTTGATAAAATACTCCCAGAATCTAACGAAAACTCTAAATAATATTTATTGTTATTATTTTTAAATTTTGAACCCTGATAATAATGTTCAACCGACAACCATTTATGACCATCCAACTCAAATTCTTCTTCCCAGAAATTGGATAATTTCTTTCTCCATGATGGAATCTTAGATAATTCAGAGAACTCTTTCACCTTTTCTTTCGGAATTTTCTCTCCATTACCTTTTCCTGGTAATGGCTTGTCGTTAGATTTTGAATAGAATTGAAATACTATATCATCTGTATATAAACCTTGCGATGTTTGTTCCATTGTTGATAAATCATCATCCTTTGTTTTAAAGTCAATCAATTTTTTATATTCATTAAATTCAGGTATTAAATTATAAACACCACCCTGTGTCTCCATACATTTATAAACCACCATTTCTTTTATTTTATTGGGTATCTCCAAAAATGAAAAATGCTCTTTATTATCATATTTTATAAGCTTGTAATGATAACCATTATATTCTGCTAATATGTAGTAGTTAGGCCTAAAAATACCTTTTTTCTCTAAAATATCATCATTCAATTGACCACATTGTAAAACATTATCAAAATCTTTATTTTCATATGCTTCCTCTGAAAATAATATTAACTTAATATTCATAACACGTTCTAATGTGGATATACTCCATGTCTCACCCCAAAATTCACACGTTCTCATTTTCTTTTTTAAAGCTTCCTTATTTTTAATACCTTTCATAAATTTAACCTCTCCCAGCATTTGATTTGATATAGATTTTTCTTCTTTAATTCGCTCATATTCTTCTTTTATAACTCTTGCACGCTCCACTAATCCACTCTGATATTCACGATCCTTTGTCAATTTCATTTGTTCTGCTAAGTTTTTATTTTCACTTTGTAATTCTCTTAATTTTTCTGTATCACTTTTAATACTAGTCATGTAAGATTCATAGAGTTCTTTATACCCTAAATACAATTGATCTGTTACATTATCAGCTAATATTTTTCTTAATGAATCTACACTTATAGACGAATCTACACCACTTAATGCATCTGCTATAACATAAAATAAACAATCACCACCACCTTCATTATCTTTAATTGTATATTTATTTGATTTTAAATAATTCTCTATCCATTTTTCTGATTTAGACACATCATATATATCATTATCTTCTTTAGCTATCCCTTTTTTAACAAGTTCCATATCTTTTTCAACTTCTTTTTCAACTTCTTTTTCTTTACTCTTTTCCAAAAAATAATCTTCTGTTACATATGAAAAAAGTAATGGCATTTCCAGTATTTCCACATTTAAATCACCATCATCATCTAAATATTTTTCTACATTATCAGAATCTATTTCATATAACCCTATCTTCGATACTATTTTATCTTTATTAACTAAGTATAATGAAAAATATATGATTTTATTATCAATGTATTCCATATTAGCTTTACCTATTGCCACGACAATGTTAACATTAAACATTGTCATCTCAAATAATGGCGCTGAATAATTAATGTCATTAACATCTATTTTTTCTTTATCTAAATAATCTATTTTTTTATTTATTTTTGATAAAACCATTATATTAATTAAATATTATATATTTACTTAAATACTTATCTGCTTTAATTTCTTTAATATAAAACCATAGTTTTTTTCTTTTATTAACTATTGGCCCATTATTAACATCCAGTTCATAAGTTACTATTGCATCAATTATATCACTTTTTTTCTTTTTAATTAATTTAATAGCATTATTGTTATAGCTATTATAAAACTCTATTATCTTTTTTAGATCATTTATGTTATAATTAGACGAATAGTTAATTGTATGTGCAAAATATTCATCTACAATAGCATCTTGATCTACGATTTTATATTCATCATATAATTTATCAAAATCTAATGAATAATCATTATTTTCTTTTTCAACTAAACTATATACTATATTTTCCTCCATTAAATTTACTATAAATTTATTTTTAATTATCTTTTATAAATTCAATAGTATCCATATATTTAAATTTTGCTTTATTAGATAAACCCGATTTACCAGTATATTTAGATAAATTATTTGTTAGATTCACTTTAATTTCTTTTAGATCACATTGCATATTAGTTACTATAATATACAAGTTTTCAACTATTTCTTCATTAATCTTTCTATTTTCTATTTCGTCTATATTATTTTCAAGAAGTATATGCAATTTATCTATCATGTTCGTAATAACTTCAATACTTAAAACTTCTTTATTCATTAAATTTGTTATAAATAAACTTATTGATTTTCTTTTATCATTAATTATGTTGTTTTTGCAAAATTTGTCATAGTCGATCTTCGGGTCGACTAACTCAATATTTTCAAATAAAACCATGTATGTATTAATACTATCATCCAGGATAATTTTCAATATATCATGTTTCGTTATTATTTCACTATAAAATGTAGCATACATTTCTGAATAGAATTTATTAGTACTGGCCGTTTCAAATATAAAATTACCAATCTTATCAATTTCTTCTTTATCGGATTTTTCTATTATCACATTTATATGCTCTTCCAATTTAGGTTTTATTTTTTCATAATTATTATTAGTTAGCTTATTTAACAAACTACGTAATTCACTAATATTCTTATCAATATTTTCTTTATTTAACTCGGTTTTTTTAAAGTTCAAATCTTCATTAACATCTTTTTTTTTAAAATCCCTTTTCTTTTGAAAAATAGGTGTTTTTGAATAAGTATTAGCACCTACCGTATTGGCTAGTATATTTATAATATCAATAGTTTGTTTAGGCAATTCTATAGTTCTATTAATTTTTAGCATTTCATCTATTTTGTATCTTTTTGTCATATAACTTATGTTGTAATTCTTATAATAATATTTATATCAATTTATAATTATATATAATTATACTTAAACATAATGAATTATTATAAATACATGAGTGCATTGTTAAACAAAGAAAATAATAATGAATCTGTTCAAAAATCAATTGAACAGACTTATGAAGTATTCGAAAATTGGGAAGATAGCAAGTTAGATTTAAAAGAAAATTTATTGCGTGGTTTATATTCATATGGTTTTTCTAAACCTAGTCCCATACAACAAAAATCTATAATATCAATTATTAAAGGTAAAGATATTATAGCCCAAGCACAATCAGGAACAGGAAAAACTGGTGCATTTTCGGTAGGCGCCTTACAATCAATTGATGAAAATTCTAAAACATTGCAAGTACTGCTTTTATCCCCAACAAGAGAACTCGCTTTACAAAGTTATAATGTTATAGATAATTTAAGTAAAAAAATGAATATTAATAAAATACTTTTGATTGGAGGTACATCTATAGATAGTGATATACATAATATTAATAACACATCTCCAAATATTGCTATAGGATGTACTGGAAGAGTATTTGATTTAATTAGAAGAGGTAAATTAGATTATAAAAATATCAAACTTATGATTTTAGATGAAGCGGATGAAATGTTATCTATAGGATTTAAAGAACAAGTTTATGAAATATTTCAATACTTAAATAATGATATCCAGATTTGTTTGTTTAGTGCAACAATACCTTTTGAAATTGAGAATGTTACCAGTAAATTTTTAAGAGACCCAGTTAAAATATTAGTCAAAACCGAAATGCTTACTTTAGAAGGGATTGCACAATATTTTATTGCATTCGAAAATGAAACATCTAAATTTTTTGCATTAAAAGATTTATATGGATATATATCTCTTTCACAATGTATAATATATTGTAATAGTACGAAAAGAGTAGAAGATCTATATTTATCACTTAATGAAGATAACTTTCCGGTTTGTAGAATACATAGTAATATGGATAAGCATGAACGAACCAATGCCTATAATGAATTTATTAATGGAAAATACAGAGTTTTAATTTCTAGTAATGTTACTGCTCGAGGTATTGATATACAACAAGTAAGTACTGTAATTAATTTTGATATACCTAAATGTCCAAGAGCATATTTGCACAGAATAGGAAGATCTGGTAGATGGGGGAGAAAAGGTGTAGGTATTAATTTTATAACAAAATATGATCTTTCTAAAATTAAAGAGATTGAACAATATTATAACACGGAGATCAAGGAATTTCCAGAATCATTAATTAATTAATTGGTTTACTTTTACAATATATTTTATAAGAAATTATAAAATGTATAATGAAGAACTTATACCTAAATATTTTAATTTGCCTATATCATATATATCAAAAAAACAATCACTTGATAAAATGATTGTTAATGATTTAGAATTAATTAAATCTTATGATAAAAACACTAAACCTATTTATAATGAATTATTTAATCCAAATGATGAAATCAGTAAAGAAACAGCTAAATTATGGGTAGAATATTACACTGATGATACAAAATTCTTAAAAGATTCTAAAAATTTATATAAAAAAATAAAAATAGATAAACCAAATGATTATAATAAATTTTCAAAGTTTTGGCTAGAAATAATGAATCATAATGATATGGATTTCTTATCTAAATATCATTTTGTAGATTCTAAATATTTAAGATCTTTTAATAATAATTCGAAATTCTTAACTTACTTATCTATTTACAATATGATGTCTCCGGTAATAGCATTAATTACACCTGTTATAATATTAATAATTCCTTTTTTAGTTTTGAAAGTAAGAAGAATACCAGTTACATTTAGGGATTACAAAGAAGAAATTAGTAAAATATTAGGAAAACATATTATTGGTAATTTTTATAAAAATTTCAATAAGGTTAGCATTAATAAAAAATTATACATGATTCTTAGTTTATCTTTTTATATATTTCAAATGTATCAAAATTGTGTTTCCTGTCATAGGTTTTATAAAAATCAACAATATATACATAATTTCTTTAATGAAACCAAAATATATATCGATTTTACTATCAAGAATATGGATAACTATTTAAATTATACTAATAGTCTTAAAACATATCAAAGTTTCAATAAAAATCTTTTAGAACACAAAAATGTCTTAAAATCATATTATGATAAATTATCATATATAGAAGCCCTTAACAAAAAAAAAATACACAAAAATATTAACCAAGTAGGTATTCTAATGAAAGAATTTCACAGAGCTCGTTTCGATGAAACACTTGAAAAAACTTTTATTTATAGTTTAGGATTTAATGGTTATTATAAAAATATATATGAACTAAAATTGTTATTAATAAATAATAAAGTGAATTTCTGCAAATTCACTAATTCAAAATTGAATATTCAAGATATGGTATATCCATTATTACATAATGATCCAAAAGTCATTAAAAATAACATTGATTTAAATAAAAATATAATAATAACTGGTCCTAATGCAGCTGGGAAAACTACATTCATTAAAGCTGTTATGATTAATATAATACTTTCACAACAATTGTCTTTGGGTTTTTACAAAAATGCATATATATCACCCTTTAAATATTTACATTGTTACATTAATATACCTGATACTTCGGGTAGAGACAGTTTATTTCAAGCTGAAGCTAGACGTTGTAAAGAAATTCTTGAATCCATAAATAATAATACTAGTTCAAGTCATTTTTGTTTATTTGATGAATTATATTCTGGAACGAATCCAGACGAGGCTTCCGCAAGTGCATATGCATTTATAGATTATTTAACAAGAAATAATAATATTAAATTTGTTTTAACAACACATTTTATAGATGTTTGTGAAAAATTAGATGTAAATGATGATATTATAAACTTACATATGGGAACCACCATCAAAGATGGAAAACTATCATATAAATACAAAATCGATAATGGAATTTCTAAAATAAAAGGTGGTTTAGAAATTTTAAAAGAACTCAATTATCCTAAAAACTTAATTAATAAAGCAAATACTTTTATGTGATGCGGTTAAATAATGTTTTTTTTATTTAAACATTGTTTAAATGATGGCAGCTATAGGTTCTTCACTATTTAATTTAGGAATTATACTACTTGTATTCTCAGCGATTATTTACATTATTAAAAATAAGTTAAATGAAATGGATAAAAGAATAAGTTCCTTATCCAGTCTAACAGAAGAATTATTATTAATGGTTAATAATAAAAATATCTCCACAGGTTATAATATTACACAAGAACCAAAGAAAAATGAACTAGTCATAGTATCAGACGATGAAGATGAGGATGAAGACGATGATGATGATGATGATGATGATGAAAACAATGACAATCACGATGACGATGATGATGGTGATGATGATGACAATGACGAAGATGATGATGCTATAAAAAATGGTGGGGCTACGGATAATAATGTCAATGAGAACATCAAGATTATAGAATCTGTGCTACCAACCACCAATATTATCAGTAAAGAAGAAACAATAGATGAAGTTAATCTTTTACAAAGTAATCTAGAAGATAATGATGCTGTTTTAGGAATTTCTTTTACAGGCTATGACTCTATTGATGACAACCTTACTGCTCAAAATCATGCAGAGAATTTCAAGAACATACCTGAACCTGGTATATTTTTACAAAATAAAACAATAGATACATTAGATGAAAAAGAAAAAGATTACAACTCGATGAATGTTAAAGAATTAAAAAAATTAGTAAGTGAAAAAGGAGGGAAAGTGTCTGGAAAGACAAAAGAAGAATTATTAAATTTTTTAAATAATGAATAATTGTTTTCTCACATTTAAATATATATGAGTTGGGCCACATGTTATTCTGATTCCAATAATATACATTTCAATTTTCCCCCATTAATGGATGATAGTAGACAATTTACTGATTGGAGACTAGGTTCTGTTATTAATGAAACCATTAAAAAAAATAATAACATAACTAATAACTGGGAATATCACGACTATTTGATGAGAAATTCAGATAATATTATGAAACAAAATATGAAGTCAGCACTCAAAAATTGCTGCAATTATGATACACCATACATTAATAATAATATGAATAATACACCATTCTTATTTAAACCTTCGAACATAAACTCGGTACCATATGGATACTCTAATAGTGATCTTAAAAATATTTATTTATCAAGAGAAAAATTAAACAGTAGAAATAGTACTCCTTTTATAACTGTTAATTCGCTTAACGCATATAAATAGTTATATAGATAAAATATAAATGTATATTTTATCTATTGATGTTGGTATTAAAAATTTAGCTCATTGTTTAATAAAACTAGATAATGATAATAAGTATGAAATTTTATTATGGGATTCTATAAATCTTACCGAAGGTTTATTGCCTGTATGTAATAAACCTTATTGTAAAGATTTAGCTAAGTATATTGATAAAAATAATTGTAATTATTGCAATAAACATGCTAAAACGACTAATCTAATTATACCTGATAAAAATATTCTTAAATATAAGAGTCTAACACTTAAAGAACTTAACAAAATTATATTTGAATATGATTTATGTGGAAATATAGATATTAAAAATGAAAAAGTAAATAAATCTCTTTTAATTAATAAAATTAAAGAATTTTTAGATACAAAGTGTTTACAAGTATTAGATACCTCTAATATATCTGATATATCACTTATAAAACTAGGAATTAAAATAAGAGAAGAATATGATAAACTTTTTAAAGATTGTGAAATAAATAAAGTAGTGATTGAAAATCAAATAAGTCCATTAGCTAATAGAATGAAATCTTTACAAGCTATGATAACCCAGTATTTTATAGATAAAAATATATTGGATATACACTACATTAGTTCAGTTAACAAACTTAAAGAATATGATATAAATAATGAAGTAAAAACATATAATCAAAGGAAAAAACTTAGTGTAGAAATAGTTAAAAATTTACTTGAAAATGATAATAAAAATTGGATAAGTAATTTTAATGATAATAAAAAGAAGGATGATATGGCAGATACATTGTTACAAGCAACATATTTTATTAAGAATAAATGCGTATAACTTAAAATTAAATGTTATTAATAATTCATAATGGCAGTTGCACCTGAAGTTATAGATATTGAGCTTAATGATGAAGAAAATATAAAAATAAATTTAGACAGTCTACCAAGTTCTAATTTAGGTCCAGCAGCAGAATTATTGATGAATGATAAAAAAATATCAAAGTCAGGTGATGAAAGAAATACTCAAATTAATATTGGTGAATTGAATGAACTCGAGGATGAATTAAATAATTTATCAGAATCATTATCAGATAATAATAAATTTAGCAACAATGATATGTTTATCAATAAAGAACAAGATCCTGGAAATGTAACGTTTAATATCGATAGTAATAATTTTGATAGTGTTGGAAAATCTACAACAAATATAGAACAAGACAAAAAAACATGGGATGGTTATGGAAAATTTAATGATATACCCATAAATCCACCTAATAATCCTAAAAAACAGCCAGAATTAAGCAAAGAAGAACTACTTAGAGAAAAATTTAAATATTTAAGGAAGCTTGAAGACCTCGAAAATAAGGGTGTACAACTTACTAAAAAATATACCATGGAATCACCTTTGGCAGAAATGCAAGGAGAATATGAAAATATTATTAATGAAAAACAAAAAGCTAACAGCATTAAATTTCAAGGTAAAATGTTGATGGCATGTATTACTGGATTAGAATTTCTCAATAATAAATTTGATCCATTTGACCTAAAATTAGATGGTTGGGCAGAACAAATTAATGAAGGTATTGAAGATTATGACGAAATATTCGGAGAACTACACGAAAAATATAAATCTAAAGCAAAAATGGCTCCTGAAATTAAATTATTATTTCAATTAGGTGGTGGAGCTATGATGTTGCATATGAGCAACACAATGTTTAAATCCGCGATGCCCGGTATGGATGATATAATGAGACAAAATCCTGAATTAATGCAACAATTTACACAGGCCGCTGTAAACTCTATGAATGACGATAAACCAGGGTTTTCTAATTTTATGAATGATGTTATGGAAGACACTAAACCACCTAAAGTTAATCCATTTGCCCAGGCTTCTAACACTAGAAGTAACACAAATGATATACCCACCAGTGCAACACCCGAACCAGCAGAGCGTTCTATGAAAAATGATTTACAAGGTATGCGCCAAGAAATGAAAGGACCATCAGACATATCTGATATTCTAGGTGGTATAAAAACTAAAAAAGTAAATATTAAAAATCCTAATAATGAAGAGGGTAGTACAGTAAGCTTAACAGAATTAAAAGAAATGAATAATAGTATGAAAAGCACTTCGGCACCTAAAAGCCAACGGAAAAAAAAATCAGATAAAAATACCGTTAGTTTATCACTATAATTTATTTAATAAATAATTGAAGTTATATTATTTATTTATTAAATATATAAAATGGATATAACCCTTAAACAACAGCTAGATAAATTTGGTTTATCGGGGTTAGTAGATTTTGTGTATGATAACATCGGTATATCTAATCTGGACGATCTAGAATACTTTGATTTGGATGATCCAGATTATCATGAAGAATTTAATAAACTTTCAACAAATAATAAAAATAGTTTATTACTATTTATTAGAACCATTCAAACTGCCAATAAAGTAAGCAACAAAAGTAATTATCAATCCAGTCAAGATACATCTATAGCATTATCTCGGGATATTGGGATAAATATGCGTTCTTGTTATATTGGTATATTAAGTGACCTTTCTAAATCTATAACCGAAAGAAAAGAATATTTTTATGATTATTTTATAAAACCACATATACCTGTTAGTGATGAAGATATTGATAAGGAATTCAAGATAAATTTTGAGGGTAGGACACATGTGTTTAACCAAAATACGATTAGCATCGGCAGAGGGTCTCAACAATATCCTGTTGATATTGTCATAAAAGAAAGATACCATCAGGATCTTAGCATATCTAGAGTTAATTGTCTTATTTTTAGAGTAAATACTCCTGAAGGCATAGTATATCATCTTTTCGATGCATGGTCTTTAATTGAAACAAGATTAACTAAAACAAACCCAATAAAGACATTTAAAACAAGTAAGGATGATCCAAATATTCTTTCATGGAATGAAAATGAAAATATTTATATTAGCTGTGGTGACCCTTTATGTACTAATAAAATACATTTTATTTCATCTACAGATTCTAATAAAGATGCAGAAACAATTAATAGTGAAATCGAAGAAATTACCAGTGATGAAGATCTAAAATCTAGTTGTGTTATTTGCTTTAAACCTGCTAATATTAGATTGGGATGTGGTCATGCTGTTTATTGTAGCAATGATTGTATGGATACACATGTAGCCTATCAAAAACAAGAAACTGGAAATGCAGTATGTCCTTTTTGTAAAGAAAATAATATACAAAATAAACAAAGTTTATGTATAGAACAATATAAATAAATATATATATATATATGTTTGGCTTATTTAGTGTTTATTGTGTATGGATATGGATATGGTCTTTTTTATATATAAATGATTTTATTAAAATAAATCCACTTATTTCTAGTTTTATAGCATTTATATTTACAGCGATAACACTACCCTTCGTTAGTAAATTTACAATTATATTAATATTTTTTTTAGTTTCACTGGAATTTACTGTTTTTTACCTTAATTACAAAAAATTTATTAAAAAAAATAAACGATTTACTATTAAAAAACTTTATTTAATACACAATTTAATTTTATTCTTAATTTATAATATATATTTACATATTAATAATAAGACTTTTTTCGATATTTATAATACTAAAAAGGCAAGAAATAAGGTAACATTAAAAAAATGGTTCAAAAATAGAGGCAATCCTAATTATTTAAATAATTATATAGATTAATATATATATATGCGTTTAACTAGAAAAAGAAAATATAGAAAAAAATATCGTGGAGGAACACCTAAGAGACTAAAGAGTTTGTCTGGTATACCACCTCCTGATGCAAGAAGAAGAAGAAGTGTCGTTCCAACAAATGAAAGTCCATCCAATGTTGGTAGTTTAATTTCTGCCCCAAATCCAATTTATGCATCAAATCCTATGTCTGTCCAAAATTCTAGATCCACAAGGTCAAATCCATCACAATTAACCCCACCAATGAGTCCAAGAGATTATCCCAGTGAGTTTAAATATATAAGTAAAGAATTAGGAAATGTTGAGAAAGAAAGAGATAATTTACTTATTAAATTGAGTAAATTTAGTAGTGAAATTAATGAATTAAAAAAAATGTTAGCAACTGCTAAAAAAAAAGAAGGTGAAGATTTTCTAATAAAAATTATAGCTTTATTATTTAAATTAAACACAATATGCATTTTTGATGTTTTTAAGTTGAATAAAGAATATACGAAATTGAATGATTTAATAGCGAGAGCATTTACAAGGGAAACACCATTTAATACTCTAAAAGAACTCATTATAGAAATTAATAATGTGCAAAAAAAAAATACAGATACAATTAAAATTAAATTAAATGAAAATGTTAGTGGTATTAAAGAATTACTTGATAAACTAGGAGAAAGTAATTTTAAGCAAATAGAAA